CAGATCGCGGTACTCCTCGAACAGGGCGCGGTCCCACTCCGGCCGAGCGGCCTCCTCCAGCTCCTCCACGGTGAGCGTCCCGCCCGCCGCGGCGAGCGCGTCCTCCACCGCGCCCACGACCTTCGGCGGTCCGCCCAGGCGGATGCCCTTGATGATGGCTCCCGCATCCTGCCGCTCTGTCGTCACGTTCATGCCCTCCACGTTCCTCACCACGGGCTCCGATCCCATGAGCCGGCCGAGTCCACTACCCACATCAAGCGCGACAGGCGGGCGTCCTGGACGTCCTCCAGCGGAGCGTAACGGCCGTCCCGGCGTCGCCGGGCCCGGTTCCCGGCGTGGTCCCGTGAGGTGCGCCGGCGCGGCCCGTGCCGCGCCTCCAGGTCGCCCATGTACTCCGGGTCCAGGGCCCACAGCACGCGCCGCACGGTGCTGCGGCCCACGCCGAGGTGCGCGTACCGGTGCGCCAGGCCCCGGATGCTGTAGTTCCGGGCGTAGACCTCCTGTGCGAGGAGGAATTCCACGTCCGGGGCGTACACCACCGGCCCGCTCTGGTGGGCGTGGTGCTCTGTCGGCTTCGGGCACCACAGCGCCATCACGGCCAGGTGGACCGCGGCCCGCTCCACGGCTTCCCGCTCGCCGCCGGAGAGCTTCCGGGCCAGGGCCAGCAGGAGCGCGATGCTCGGCCGGTCCCGTTCCTCCAAGTAGCCGGGCACGTCACCCACCTGCAAAACAGGCTGTAGGAGGGAGTCCAGGCGGTCCCACACCGCCGCGACGCCCATGTCCTCCTGCGCGGTGTAGACGTCCAACAAGGCCTCCAGCCTCTCGTCATGGTCCCAACAGGACCGGGACGGGCATGGCATATTCCACTCGGGCGGGGCCTTCAGGTCGGCCCGGACGGTGGATGCCACCTCGGCCGGGTCGGGCACCAGTGTGGGGCAGATCGTGAAGGAGGCGCCGAGAAGCGCGCCGCCAGCCGGGCCCCACCCCAGACGCCACCCTCCCTCGTCGTCCCACAGCAGGCACACCTCCTGATCCCCGTACACGAGCCACGTGGAGCGCATGTCCACCTCGAGAACGGCCCGGCGCAACAGGCACAGGTCCGGGTCCTCGTCATCGTGGGGGAAGGAGACCGTCCGCACGTGGATACCGGCAGCGGTCAGAGCGTGGGCGACGGCGCGGATGTAGGCGCGGTGCGTGTGCTGGTCGTCCAGGGGCAGCAAGGGCATGAGGGCTCCCAAGGGAGTCGTTCCTCGCCCGGCCCATGACCAGCAGCGTAGGGAATCCGACGGGCTCGCTGCCCGAGATCGGATGTTCCTCACGCTAGCAGGCGAGCCCCGCCCGCGTGGAGCCGTCACCCCAAAGGGCTACGGCCGCGAACGCCGGGCGCCTGCCCTCTCCCCGGCTGGGAATACGGGAGGAACGCTGATACTCCGCGCCAGGTGTTCCTGCTCACGCAGCATGGCACGGCCCTGGTCGGAGAGGAGACAGTCGGTGACCAGGCGGACGCCGATCCGGCGCCGGGCCTCCTGGTCCAGGCCCTCGTCCTCCAGCGCCGTGTCCAGCCGGTCCAGGACGATTCTCATACGGGCGACCTCGGCGGCAAACACGGGATCGTGGAGGGCGGACTTCCGCGCCTCCGGGTTGGCGTTCATGAAGTCTTCGAAAGCGACAGCACTCAGCGGCATACGGCCAGACTCCCACAGTCGGGGCACCCGAGCCCCCCAGTCTGCCGGGGGTTACAGCTCGTCCCGCAGCGCTTTCCACAGGAAGTTGTTCGGCTGCGTGCCCGGGTGCCGGACCACGGCCGCGAACACCGTCCGCCCGCCGATGTCGAACCGCAGCGCCTTCCGCCGGCGGGGCCGGATGATGTGCGGCCGCGTGCCGTTGACGACGTACGTCGTCGCCGGGTGGTCGCACTTCACGATGCCGGCCAGCCCCGCAGGTCCCTCCTCGACCCGGTGGGAGACGTATCGGCCCATCCGGCCGGGCGCCAGGTACCCGGCCCGGTTGGCGACCCGCTCGGTGAGGCGCCGCAGCCACTGCTCGCTGGGCCCGCCCCGCGCCCGGATCACCCGCTGCAGCCGGCCGCGGTCGATCCGCACCTCCACGTTCAGGCTCACTGCGACTCCTCTCCCGGGCACGGCGCGCACGACGACAGCGCCACCGTCACCCGCTGCTCGACACCGACGCAGCCGCCTTCTGGGCCCACGGTGCGCTGTGCGCCCATCACGAACCGGCGTCCCCGCCGCCCAGCGGTGTGGGGCAGGCAGCACATCAGCCCGTTGTAGACGGCGGCCGCGTCGATGTGCACGATCCTGGCGGCCGTCTCCAGCTCCTCGCAGGTCGGCGGGCATCCGTGGTCGTCCGGGCCCGGGGCGCACCGCAGCAGCGTGATCACGAACTCCGCCGCGGTGGTCACCGGCGGGGTGCAGCCCCGCGCCCCGAGCACTGTCCGGTCCTCCTGGGGGAACGTCCCGGACGGGTACAGCCGGGCCAGGTTCACCGTCAGCTGCCCCCCGCCGGGGCCGCCGCCGCACGGGTCGTCGCAGGAGTCCCATGCTGGCGTCCCCGGCACGACACAGGACCGGCAGTCCGGGCAGCCGGGGTGGTCGTCGATCTCGGCGGCGGTGTCGGTGAGGGCCTGGCACACGCAGGCCAGGATCATGCTGGCCATGTCGTGCACCGCGAGCGGCTTCAAGGCCATATCGTCCGCCTCGGGCGCCGGTAGTCCGGGCTGTAGACGAGGCTCGGGCTGTCCAGACCGTACGGGTTGACCGACGTCAGCCACAGGTCCACGAGCGGCAGCCCGGTCCGGCCGTCGCTGTAGACGGTCATGGGGTCGGGCATGTCCATCTGGACTCCCTGCCTGCTCAGCCGGGTGACGTTCTGGTTCGCTCTGCAGCCGCACGCCCCGGTCCCGCCGCAGCCCTTGAGGAGGTGGCACGTCAGCTCCGAGACGGCGGCGACCGCTGCGTCATCGAGCGGCAGCCCCCACCGGTAGGTGACGCAGAACGTGCCCTCGGCGCCGCACGGCGCGGCCATGTCCTGGCAGTCGGGCCAGCAGCCGCCGTCGGTGCGGACCAGCAGGCCCGGCGCGTCCACCCGGTACGCGCCGGGCGGGAGGACCTCGCCGTCGACGGTCACCTCCGTGATGTCGTACACCGGCCCTTCCAACCGGACTTCGCACAGCTCGGTGCACGAGCAGCCCGAGGCGCAGCCGCATACGGACGCGTTGCGCCACGCCCCGTCCGAGCCGATGTACGGAACCCACGGGCCCGCCGACCCCCAGCTCACCGCCGGCAGCGGCGCCGACTCCAGGCACGTCCGCCGGCACGGCCTGACGGTGATCGGGCACGACGGCCCCCAGCGCATGCCCGACAGGCGCCACAGCACCTGGGAGGCGACACGCCGCCACCGCTCGACGTCCTCCTCGCTCACGCCGTCGGGGATGTCGCAGCACAAGTCGACCGGCCACGGGTCGCACGGGTTGACCTGCAGCGGCATGTCAGAGCCCTCTCCCGGTCTCGTAGCGGCACGGCCGCGTGAACATGCGGCGGATGTGCGCCCCCACGGCGCCGTTGGTGAAGCTGTCGGGCATGGTGGACAGGTACGTGGCGTCGCGGTCGAACAGCGGCGACCGGCGCATGACCTTCACGTCCTGCAGGTAGTCCCCGCCGATGCCGTTGAGGACGCCGTACAGCGTCCGCTTGTGGACGACGTCCAAGGCCCGGCCCACCTCCAGCGCGTGCAGCATCCCCGCCTTCTGCACCGGCATCGGCACGTGCAGCTCGTACGACACCGGGTCGGGGTGACCGAGGCGCACCAGCAGGTCCCGTGTCTCCCGCAGGCCCCGCAGGTAGTGCCCGTTACCCCGTGAGGCGTAGTACCGCTCCACGTCCCGCACCGGGCCGCGGTGCAGCACCGGCATGGACTCCACCGGCCGCATCACGAAGAAGTCGTCGTTGCAATACAGGAACGTGTCGGACACCTCGGGGTGTTCGCACGCCGCCCTCATCGCGGCCGTCGTGTTCTGGTACTTCGTGCCGGCCTGCCGGGTCGGGATGTGCCGCACGTTCGACACCCACGGCGGCCGGTACCCGACGATCCACACCCGCCGGTGCGGGAGGTGCGCCGCCCAGCTGCGGAGCGCGTACCGCAGCTGGGCGTTGGCGGCGCCTTCCCGGACCGGGACGACGATGTCTGGTGCCTCCACAGGTCAGGACGCCAGGCACATGTCGCCGGTGACGGGCACGTACTCCGTCGACGGCTCCGGCGGCGCCACGTTCGTGATGAACATGCGGCGGTGGCAGGTCGGGCCGAGGGGGGTGAGCATCGGGCCCGGTGTGCCCGCCGCGTCCTGGGCCTGCACGTCGTACGGGCCGACACCCCACCGGCCTCCGGCGCGGGTGGCGCCGGTCAGCTCCAGGTTCACCGCCTCGTTCGCGAGCTCCAGGTTCCCCAGGACGCCGTTGGTGATCCACGGGAGAACGAAGTACACCCAGGCGCCTTCGCCGGTGTCGTCCTCCGGACACACGTCCTCGCCGAGGACGTCGGTCCACACTTCCAAAGCGAAGCCGGTGTTGCAGGGGATGGAGCAGGAGTCGAACCCGATCGGCCTGCCGTCGAACCCGAAGTACACCGGGGAGCCGGTCATGATCTCGATCAACTCGGGCGACGCCTGGAAGAACGTGAACGTCAGGTCGTACCCGTTCAGCGAAGGGCAGCCGCGTTTGAAGCCGCACTGACGGCCGTTGGCGGCGGTGAAGACGATGTCCTCGCCTTCCTCGATGTTCGCCTCCATCGAGACGGAGGCGAAACAGTCGGTGACGAACGCGTTGTCGTCGCCGCACACCGGGCGACCGCAGCCGTCCACGCGGGTGACACGGACAGTGGCCGCATTGGAGATCAGGGGAGCTACCACGAAGGGCCTCCAACAACGAGTGGTTGGTGACCCGGCCCAGAACCAGCGGCAAGAGCGCAGAGGTGCCCGCGATCGCTCGGCCCAGAACCAGCAGCTACAGCAGGAGTCTAGCCGGGCACGCCCCGCCCCACGCGGGTCCGCGTAAGGCAGGGCGCCCCTACCTGGCCGCCTCATCTACTCCTTGGCGTCGGGCAGCACCACCGGGTCGGCGGAGGGCCGCTCCACCAGTGGGGCAGTGCTTGCCTCGACCAGCGTGCATACCTCCTCGCCGAGCATCAGTAGAAGCGCTTCCACCTTGCCGATAACCCGGGCGACGGCCGCCGCGTCAGCCAGGTCCACGCCCCGTACCTCCTGCGCGGCCGCCACCGCGTTATCCCTCAGCCACAGGGCTCGCCTGATCTTCGCGGAATCCTCGCGCTTGGTTCGCTCATCCGTCATGAGGCTGACCGTAGCCACGTGTCCCGGGAGGAGGAGGTGTTTTCCGGCATTACCCTCCGGACGTGCCCGACAGGACGCCCCTTGCCTGACGTAGCCGCCGGCACGCGGCCTCGAACGCGCGGAGGTTCCCCGCGTAGTCCAGGCCCTCCGCGTGCGCCCTGGCCGCGGCCGAGGCCCCGGCGTACAGGTGCGTGTCCTCCAGGCGGCGGATCTCCTCCACCCACCCGTTGACGTCCTCACGCGGCACGTACGCCGCGGCGTCCCCGAGCGCTTCCCGTATCCCCTCCAGCGGGGAGGCGATCACCGGGATACCGGAGAGCATGGCCTCCACCCCGGCCCGCCCGTAGGACTCCGTGGCCGAGGGCATGAGGAGGACCCGCGTGCGGGCGTACACCTGCTGCGGGTCCGTGCGGTCGATGACCTCCACGTTGGAGGGCAGTGGCCTGTCCGGGGTGTGGCCGGCCGCGCGCACCAGCAGGAACTTCACGTCGGGCAGCCGCGCGGCGACTGCGGCCAGGACGTCGGCGCCTTTCGCGGGCGTGGAGCCGCTGAGGGTGACCAGCCGGCCGGGGGTGGTGCGGTAGCGGCTGGGGTCGATGGGAGGGGGGAGGACCAGCACCCGGCCGCGGTGGTCCGGGTAGTGGTCCCGGCACGCCCACGTCGGGAACCAGGCCAGGCCCGGCGCCCCCAGCTCCCGGTCCTCGGCCATGCCGTGCACCATCAGCAGGTGCGGCACCCCGGGCGTCTGGGCGACGATCCGCGCGGCCTTCCGGTCCCCGTGATGCGTGATCAGCAGCTCCGGCCGGGCGGCCCGGACCGCGCGCCGCCAGTACCGCAGCGGCCACACCCGCACTCCGTCCACGGTGCGCAGCTCTCCCGGCTCCTTGATGGTCGTCACGACCTGCACCGTGTGCCCGGCCGCGATGAGGCCCCGCACGTACTCCCGAGTCGTTACGAACGCCCCTGTCGGGAGGACGGCGCCCCCGTAGACCGGCAGGATCACCAGCACCCGCACGACGGCCCTCACCCGGCCTGCGGGTACCGCGGTGCGGCGGTCGCCGTCGCGCGCGCCGTCTGCTCCTGCCACTCACCCACATGGATCATGAACGTGTGCAGAGGCCGCCAGCGGCCGTCCCGCCGGTACGCCTCGGGGATCTCACCGGCCC